TACTTCACATTCAAGATTAACCATTAAGCCACGTTTAATTTGCGTAAATACTGGGTGTGATACTTCTCCCACATCCCTCTCCTTATATACTTGATATAATTTCTTATATTCATTATACGCATCTAATACAGTACCATCGCTTTTCTGCTTACTAAAGAATGTGATCTTACCAGTAATGACCATTGCATCCAATCCAAAATCCTCAAGTTCTTGACCAGATAATCTTGGATATTTATGCTTAATATATCTACGGTCACACTTCATAGATGTGGTTTCTGGATTATAAGGAAATGTATAATTTTTATACTTCATCTTCTTCATATTTCTTGCTCTCTTCTCTGCCAGTGAAACAGAGATATATTTCCTTTTAATCGTAGACATATCTTCACCACCTTACTTCTTAGTTTGAGTAGCATATTGCTTGCTCGTACGTGAATAATAGTTATTGAGTATACTTGGTAAACCAGGATTAAGTATTGATTTAGTTGTAGTTGCGTTTCCTGCTTGGTCTACATGTACATTAACATTTACATTAGGTGCGGCAACATTAAATGATGGTGTCATAGTTACAGAATCATCAATCTGTATTTGATTGTTTATTTCATTCTGTATCATTTTATTCATACCCTCTGTTGAGAATGCTGCCCACCCAGGAGTATTTTGTTTAACTCTTGCTTCAGCAGTACTCCATACATCACTTGGTATCTGTACTTCACCAGTCAGAGTTGTCTGTGTTGAATTTACTGACATCTGATCTGCTGACATATTTGATAAACTATTCTGTAAAAATGTATTCAAACCACCAAGTGATGCTGCAACTTTTAAATCAAATATATTCAATCCAAGTTGCGGTGTATTAGGTACTGTCTGTTGCATCATATAATTTTGTAATACTTTAGGATTCCATATCGCCCACCCGTTTGGTAACTTAGATGTGTCAGTAGTACCAGTATTATGCCAATGATAATCACCGACTGGTTTATAACTATCGCCTTCGGTCTCATTATTCTTCTCTTTAAGACCTTGTATAATACCATTCTTACAAGCTTCTGATACTTCATCAAGGCTATATGCATCATCCATATCTCCCTTATAATGTGTACCATCACCCAAGAATGTCTGACCTCTAAGCCATGTCTGATACTGTTCATCAGTACCTGCCCATACACTATAATGACCACTTCCACGTTGGTCGAGACTAGCATCATAATACGGATTATCTTTTGTAATATTAATAATTAAATCATTAAGATCCATTGACTTAGCAAGTCTCTCTTCTGCTGATAACTGCCAATCACCAGATTTATAATATGATTGCCACAAATCATATGAACCCTCGCCCATATACTGTTTATATAATGAATTAAATGTAAGCCTATCATCACCAGATAGATTCTTATCATACTCACTCATACCATTATCACGTGCTAATTCAAGTGCCCACTCCTTAGCATTTAATGAGCCAACATTTAATTTCTCAAGTGCTTCACCAAGTTCAACAAGTATTGGTGCTGTTTCTTTCATTTTATTATAATAATCATCATCTTCATTCTGCTGTTTCTTCCAATCATCATATACACCAATTCCAGTAGTACCATAATGGAATTTATCATATACAGATTCTCCTGCTTTCCTAAATAAATAATCTCCACCCAATGATCCAGCTATACCACCAACTATTATACCAATACCAGTACCAATACCAGGAACAATTGCAGTACCTAAAGCACCACCTGCCTTAGCACCTGCAATACCACCACCTACAGATCCTGCTGTACCAGTGATATCACCAGTCATTGATTTATAATCACCTTCTTGGTAGTCTTGGTATGCATCATATGCACCAAATCCAACCTGTGCCAGTGTACCTGCAATACCAAGTGCCTTACCAACTCCAGATAATGAACCCCAAAGTTTACTAGATCCAGTAACTACATCATCAATACTACCTGCACCTGCAGCTATAACATCATCAATAGAACTTGCATATGCTGATATAACATCATCAGATGATGCACCAAGACCTTTAGCAATATCATCAATTGTATATGATGCTTGTTCTCCGAATGTTCTAATTACATCATCAGCAGATGTGCCAAGTGCTTTAGCTACATCGTCAGCAGATCCAACAACAGATTCACCAGATAATACAGATTTAGCACCTGCACCTGCACCTGCTCCGCCTGCACCACCAGTACCTATTGCACCGCCACCTGCTCCGCCTGCACCACCAGTACCTGCACCATTTACAACTACTGCACCTGCAACATTAATAATTGCTCCACCTGCAATAGTCAATATCTGCAATACAGAGGATATTAATTCAGCAATTTCTGTGGCAACATTGAGTGCCGTTAATTTACCAAACCAGTCTATTACATTTGCAATACCATGTGCTAATCCCTGCAAATCCTCTGGTAATTCATCTGCTGATGCATGCATGTTGTCAATCATTTCACCCCAATCGGTAATAAGACCAATTATATCACCTTCGGTAGCAGAACCCAACATCTTAGTAACACCTTCAATAATATCTGGTCCAAGTTCTGTCATAACCTGTGTTAAGTCAATACTAAGATCACCAATATTCTCAACTGCATTAGCAATGGCAGTACCATATTTCTCCTCAATAAGATCACATGAATCCTGAAGTGCCTGTCTTAATTCCTCAAAATCTATCTCATAATTATTAGGATCTGATAAGAATTTGGTTAACTCTTCATAAATCTTATCTGTAAATGGCGATAATCTCTCACCAAAGTCTACTTTAATACCCTGTATTAAGTTAGCAAATGCTTCTTTTCTACCATATGAAGATTCAAGTAACTGACTATACTTATTATCATTTGTTCCACCAGACTGCATAGTAATCTCATCAATTACGGCTTGCAAATCGGTTTCATCACCACTAAGTAATCCATATGCGGCTTTCATTTGGTATAAACCAAAGAATTTCTTAGCAAACCATGCCTGCTCTTCATCATTAAGTTCTAACATAACCTCATTCATCTGATCAATTATCTCTGTCATAGGTCTGAGGTTACCACTTAATTGACCAAGTTCTTCATATGATTTAGCACCTGCAATCTGATCATATGTAAGTCCACTACCATCTGATTTTGCAAACTTACTGAAATCATAAAATGCTTTAAGTGCTCTCTTCGGTGCTATTTCCTTTTGTGCATCTGTTATTACTGTAGCATCCTGTGTCAATAATCTTGTCAGTAATGCTTGGATACCAGTACCACCTTGTGAACCCTTTAATCCAAAGTTACCAAGTATTGCAATCTCTGCAAGTGTTTCCTCAAGTGATCTATCAAGACCTGCTGTGATACCACCTGCATACTTCATTGATTGTACAACATCTGCTACATCAATAACTGATACATCGGCTGTATGTGCAACTTTGTCTAGCATATCACCCCAATCTTGAGGTTTAATACCAAACTGATTACCAAGTGCAACAGCAAATTCTACAGATTCTGTTGTACTTAAATCGTTACCAATTGAGAACTTCATTAACTGTTGTACAATATCGGTAGACAATATATCCTGTGAACTTACACCAGATTTCAATAATTCTTCTTGGATTACTGATACTGAACTTATATCCATCAAAGAACCTTGTGCATCTATACCATATGTACCTAATTGTATTGACTGTGACTTAAGTCTATTTGCATCTTCTAAGAATCTCTGTTGCTTTGCTGATATTTCATCAAGGTTATCATCATAAGTAATTTTATATTCATTCTGATTAGCCATAACTCCGAGTACCTTAGCATGTTGCTCTGTAAACTCTGTATATGCTTCAACAGAATCTGTGGTAAAATCCCATACTGCCGCACCTGCATCTTTCAATATCCTCTTTGTAAAATTATTAATACCAGACATTGTAGCATTGTACTGTCGCATCGTACTATTGAATTTGTGTAATCCCCGATCCCAACTCTTTAAGAACTCGGATACACCAGTACCCCTACCAAGATTATTGGTAGAGGTACCGAGATTCTGTATAGAACTAGAGACTTTATCAATTTTCGAAGATGCGTTGTCCTCTGCTTCAATTTCTATTAAAACTCTTTCATCAGCCATATGAACTATTCATCTCCTTCCTCTTCTTCAAATTCATCTGATAATATCTCCTCATCTTCATATTCTTCATCAGTACCATTGTGTAGTCTTTCAATCATTTCAGCCAATGGTGACCTCTGTGGTTCATCATATTCATCATCGTCAATGATACCTGCAAGTCTGTTGTACTTATCGATATCAAAATTTGGATTTACAAATGAATCTCCACCATTGACTTCCTTACCACATCTGATACATTTTTTAACTCCAGAGGTAACCTCATTCTGGCAATCTGGGCACATAGATTCAAACTTCTCATCACTATCTATGCTTTGGTTGACAAAGAGCCAGAGCCATTGCTCGTCAGACATTTCTCTGAAAGAAGGGTCTGATGGCAGGACTTTAAATGTACGAGCAATACTGTACTTAAATCGCTCAACGGGGTTACCTCTAAATACTTTTTTAATGCTTCAAGATCCTCCTCCTTTAATATCTCAAGCTTAGGTGCTTTATTTATGAGAATCTCATTATATTTCTCACAAACCCTTTGGATATCCTCAAGGTCTAATAACTCTCCAACCTCTTCCTCTGATGCTGCAACTTTTACATTAATATCATCTGGAAGTCTCATACAATGATAGCATAACAATCTGTTATAATACAATGTACGATTCTTACCATTATCCTTAGCATCAGTAATAATCTGTTCTCTACCATCGGCATCGATTTTACGTTCTGTATGGTATCTCTCTTCTACCTGCTCATTTATTGTTAACATTTCATCATTAGATAAGAGAACTACTTCAACATCGAAAGAGTCACTCCCATTACCGAGAGTGACAGTTTCGTGCGGACGTTGTCCAGTCCTCATTCTCTTAAGATAAGAAATATCACCAGCCATGACTTATACCTCCTTATTAACCTACCTTACGAGTGAGTGCTGAAATGGTCATCTTCTCGACAACCTTATCATTGAGTGAGCCATCTTCGTTAACATCGGTAACAATGCAATCACCATATGTTACTCTCTTGCCATTCTTAATGATTACCACGTTGAACTGGTTATCAGCAAGGCTGTAGAAATCTACACCATCATTTGCCGCAGTATCCTCAAGGTAAACTCTAGAAAGATCAAGAGTATATTTCTTCTTGCCTTTAAGGTATCCGATTGGAACATCCTGACCAAATACATCTACAGGCTTTGTATCCTTATTGTACTTGGTTGAGTAGGACTGTACACCTGCAATTCGCTTACCAGATACCTCAATGAAAATATCATTACTGGTCGTAATATTAATACCAGTGATAGGTGCATTATATGCCATATTTCAATTCCTCCTATTCTTAATATTACAGCTTCATGTCTTTGTTACTGTAACACTATAATTTTAAATGTTGTGTAATTGTGATTGTGTACAATGGAGTTACTACATCGAATTCATAGTCAACAAGTGCACCATACTGATCGCTAGGATCTTTTACAACAGTAAGTGTTGATTCATCCCAGTTCTCAATAATTTCTGCTGCTTCAAACTTCTCCATATTGATCTTAATGTCACCCTTAATCGCATTAAGGATACGAGCAACATTCTTTGTTCTCTTGTAATTAGCACGAAGCATATTCTCATTATTCTCAAGTACATAGTCCGCAATGAATCTTGTAGTACCTTCCTGCCAGATAGTATGATTAGATTCATCTGTTACACAAGATGTAACCAATCTATATACAGTAGGAGCAGTACCTTCAAGATATAACGGTGTGATACCATTATTTGCAAGAATC